TTGCGGGCACTTCAACGGGAAGATTTTCCTCATCCATATCCGAATTCGGAACTGGAGGAAATCTCCAGAATGTTGAAGAATCTCTCCGATCAATCTTTATCGCTGATGCAGGATATAAATTCGCTAAATGCGACGCTAAATCCGGCGAGTCCTTCTGTGTAGGCGCTATTGAATGGAATCTCTTTCATGACGGAAAATTCCTCGACGCCTGTGAATCAGGCGATCCTCACACAGCAGTTGCTCGCATCATGTGGCCTGGCCTCTCGTGGACAGGTGACCTTAAAAGCGATAAACATATCGCAGAGTCCCCCTATTACAGGCATTATACATATCGATTTATGTGTAAAAAACTTGGACACGGAAGTAACTACGGAGGTAAACCTCAAACTCTGGCCGAGCAAGCAAAGGTAGAACTCGACCTAGTTCGCCAGTTCCAACCCAAATACTTCGAGGCCTTCCCAGCCCACCAGCGTTGGCAGGCCCACGTAGACGAAACCCTACGCAAGCAAGGTTATCTCGTCTCTCTCATGAATCGCAAACGCTGGTTCTTCGGCCGCCGCTCAGACCCATCCACACTTCGAGAAGCTATCGCCTACGATCCCCAATCCTCCCTCGCCGAAATCGTCAACCAAGCTCTCATCAACATCTGGCGTCAGGGCATCGCTGTTATCATGATGCACGATCACGACGCGCTTACCTTTATGTATCCGGAGAAAGACGAAGACCGGGTTGTCCCAATCCTCATGGAAAACCTTGTGATCCCCGTCCCACTCTCCCACGGCCGCGTACTTCGCATACCCTATGATTGCAAAACAGGATGGAATAAGGGCGAATATAATGAGCAGACGAACCCAAACGGGCTCAAAGACTTCTACGGGCACGACGAGCGAAAGCGGAAAAAGGAAGCTGGAATCTTGGATCGAATCCTTCGTAAACCAAACCGCTAACCTTCATTCTCCGCCGATCTTTCGCAAGTGGACTGCCATCAACACTATTGCATCTGCGCTTGAGCAGAAGGTTTGGCTGATGACGTCGCGGCCGCTTTACCCGAATCTCTATACCTTCCTCGTGGCACATCCCGGCGTGGGTAAAACCCGCACCATCAACGAGGGCAAGCATTACGTTCGAGACTTGCCCGAGTTCCATCTTGCGCCTATCTCGATGACCTTCGCCAGTCTCGTAGACAGCCTCGTTAAAGCCAAGCGGAATATCATCCGCCCCGGCGATGATCCGATGGACTACAACTCGATGGCCATCTTCGCGGATGAAATCGGCGCATTTATCCACAAATACGACAACGAAATGATCGACGGGCTTTCGGCGTTCTATGACCCGACCCCGTACCAGCAGGTCCGCAGAACCAGCGACCTTAAAATCAAAATCGAAGCGCCTCAGATCAACCTGCTCTGCGGATCAACTCCCCAGAACCTAACCGACCTTATGCCAGAAAAGGCATGGGGCCAAGGTTTTACCTCGCGGTTGATTATGGTGTTCTCAGACGAAAGGATCATTGGCGATGACTTTGCAGAACTCCAAGAGACTTTCTCAGAAGACTTGGCATCCGATATGCAAATTATCTACGATCTCATCGGACAATTTGAAGTCACAAAAGATTATAGAGACGCAGTTAACAACTGGCGAGCTCTTGGGGAGCAACCAGTTCCCAATCATCCTAAGCTCATACATTACGTCACCCGGCGCAGGACCCACCTATACAAGCTTTCGATGGTATCAGCGGTTGATCGGAGCAACGCTCTCATCCTAACCAAAGACGACTTCAACCGCGCAATGGGCTGGCTCCTAGAAGCCGAACGCACAATGCCAGAAATCTTCAAAGCCGGTGCCACATCCGCAGACGCCCAAGCCATGGAAGAAATCCTGCACTTCATCCAACTTCACGACGGCGAATGGGGCGTCAGCGAACAGAAGATCACGAGGTTCGCCCGTGATCGACTGCCCATTCATTCTATCGGTAGGGTGGTGGATATCTTAGAAGGGTCTGGTCAGATATTCTTACTGGGGATTGACAAGTCCACCAAGATCAGATTCTTCACTACAAATCAATCACGGCTTCAATAACTTGCTTATATGATCAAAAGACCAAGTTATCGCTGAACCAAAAACAGCAGCTAGGCCTAACAAACCTAGCTGCTTATTTTTGTAGGTTTCCAGTTCACGAAGCCTGTCGCTGTGTTCATCCACAGTCTGGTTAAGCTTCGTCTCAATTTGCTGCAAGCTTTCCTTGTAGAACGCCTGACCTGCCTTAATGTCGGCAACGTCTTGAACCAACTTCTCCATTGCGTTCTCCGACATTTCATAGCGCATTGGGAATCCCTCAGGCTTTGGTTGCACTCTGAACAGCCAGCCAAATGTTCCACAACGATCGGAAAGCCGCGACAGTATTCGTCGGCGGATTGTCGCAGATCACCTGTGCAGCCCGCATAGCCTTCGCCTCGATCGCGATGTTCTTGGCGCTGATACGATCCTTCAATTCCTGAAAGTAACTATCAGCCACCCCGATGATCGCACAGGCCTTGGGGATACTACCCTCAGCAAGCTGGGCCAGAGTGTTGTCGATAGTCCCAACCGCGGCGCTGATCTTAGCAAATTCGTTGGTTGCGTTACAAGCACCCAGCAACAGCGGGAGTATAATGATTCCGGTTTTAATCATAGCCCTGCTCCATTACCTTCGGGGGACGCCATCACAACTTTTTCGCTGGGAATAGACCCAGCCACAACCGGGTCCTTTACCTCGATCTTAGCGACAGCCTCATTCGCTGCAACTGCCTTGATCTGCGCCGCCGGACTTGCCGAACGACTCGCATACAAGCCCGAGACAATTGCAACAATTGGCGCAACAGCCGCAGAAATCTCACCGAGCGACTGGACAATTTGCGTGAACGAAGACTTCAACATGCTTGCCTGATCCGGCGTGATTAGATTAAACGTCGACATAAGCGTCACTGCACCGGCGATGAAGGTTACAACATGCCGACCAAACGCTACTATCTGATTCTGGTTGGGTAGATTCATATCAACCTCCTATGCTGAGCCAGTTGTCGAGCCTATCCATCCAAGGATCAGGATGATTTAATTTATGTGCCATGTCCTCTTCAATGTCAAGGAACATCGTAGTTGTTCTGGCACCAAGACGTCCGTCAACAAACCAAGCGCGGTCTTTCTTTCGCCGAGTAACCAGCCCCGGCAGGACCTTACCACCGCCGCGAGTCCAATCCATAAACTTTTCCGCGGCTACAGCTTTATTTCCAAAACGATAAGCCCGCAACAAAGAAGAAGATCGAAAGGCACCGAGGCCAATGTTGAAAGCCAAGTCCACAAGCGCGTCGAATTCATATTGCTTCACTCCTTTGATATCTGCAAGCATTGAACTTACGCCGGTTTCAAACGTATTCAAATCCGCCGCAAGTATTGCATCAGCCTCTTTGTTCGAGATTATCTGGCCGGGGAAAACTTTAGGCTTTCCCGCCTTTGAGGTATGGCCATAACCAATGGTCCAAACCCCGACGCAATCGCGATACGCAGTCAGGCGCAGACCTTCGCTAGGTTCTGTAACCTGATGCCGACATTCGTCTGACATTTTCATTTAATGTCCTTTCCAATACTCGTCAAAAGATTGCGAATGTTTATTAGTGGTACCATATCGCAAGCCGACAGCCCATTGCCAAGCATTGCGTGGATTTTCTTTGCCAGTATAAACATCATGGCCAAATCTCAACACACGCCCGACCTGTGCGCCAGGTCCGCCAGTAAGCGCGCCTGCAACCGTGGCCCAATCTTGGATAAGCCTACCCGCGTGTTCTTTATTGAAAGGCTCGTCTTTCATCAAATCGCGAATGACATTATACCCTGTCATCAACGCGGTGCCGGTGAAACCCATCTGCGGATCGCGGCCCATCGCCATAGCCGAACCAATATCACGCATGATCGGCCAACCGCCAGACAAGGTAAAGACCAACGACTTGCCAGTCTTGCTCGCCCAGCTTTCATCTTCCTTATGCGGATGCGGCGATACCATGTTCTCCACAATCGCAGGCCAGATCACATAAGCCAACGCACCGCCGAGGATCGTCGGCATCGTCGCCAGACCTTTTTGCACGGGATTGCCCTCGGTGAGCTTATACATATCCCCGGCTTTCCAGACCGTTTCGATCTGGCGATTGAGAATGTCTGACCAGAAATTATAGATCGACACAAACCACGGATTCCAATTCCGCTGAACCGCAGTTCGGCTGGTGCTGGCGGTTGACCCGTGCGCGCGGCGGACAGCACGATCGCCAAAGGCTACAGCCTCGCCGTGGTCTGAGCCTTCGCCAATGGCCTTCTGATAAGCCGCAAGCCACGTCGGTCGAGCCGATGCCATATCCGACCAAGCCACAGGCCTCGACGCAAACTGAATCATCTTCTGACGGTAAAGTTCAACCTTGTTCGTTGGATCGTGCGAAGCCATACCGCCAAACAATGTCTCTTGCCAATTTCTGTCGCGGCGTTGAATCTCTAGCGAATGCGTATCGACAAAGTCCATCCACTTAGCGCCGGTGGTTTCATTCACCGAATGCAACATCCGCACAGCTTTGGCGAATTCCATCCCGCCGACTTCTTTCATCGACAGCACCAGCGCCGTGGGTCCGTGCTTCATCGGGGTGCCGGGGTTCAATCCAACCACAGTGCCGATCATATTCTGCCGCAGAGTCTCCGACAGCCAAGAAAATCCTTGCATGTTCTTGGCCATGTAATTCTGCGAATTAGCCACGCCTACGATGTAATCGTGAAGCTCACCTTCCCAAGCTTGGCCGAAATATTTGTAAACTGAGTTGCGGATTTCCTTATCGTGGAAAACCTTCGACGCTTGAATGATCGGCTCGCGCATCGCGTTGTCGAACAGCATCTGGTTCATATGGCCGACCATGTAGTTCAAATCAGTCGCCAGCGGATAGATCGCGCCGGTACGAAGTTTTGTATGTCCAGCCGCAGGCAAGGTATTAACCCAGTTCTCCTGAGCAAGCACGTCTTTAAACCTGCGCCCCTGCACATCACCAAACTCCGGATGCCGAATCAACGGATAATACCCGCCAGCATATTGTCCATGCGGGGTATCCACAGGCCGTGTCGGAATGCTCTCAGGCGCAACGCCAGACAACGAGCGATACATTGTGTCGGTTTGCTTTTTGATATCCTTGAAAATATCCCAAATTCCCTGAACGTAATCCCAATCCTTTTTCGTGGCATTCTGGTGAATCCACGCCATAACATCATCGGACTTAAGCTTATACCCATGCGCCATCTTCACAAGGTTCGTGTCATTCCCTGTGTTAAGCATAATCCCGATTAGGTCCCGGCGGGTGAACGCCAGAGGCATGTCGTTCTTTTGGTTTTTGAATAGCGGATTATCGACAGTCCTGCTCAGGTTTTCCGGCGAAGGCAATGCCGAAAGCTTCTTCGCGTAATCTTTCTTCCACTTATCAAACTGCGCAGTTCCATCGGCCAATCCGCGGAAGACATACTGAAACCACCGACCGCGAGGATCATATCCGTCGAGCCGATTAAGGAAAGTCTCCATCTGCACAACGCCAGTGTAATACTGATCAGGCAGAAGGGCCTTCTTGCCTTTGCCTGTGGTCGCGAGTTTACCATGCGCTGCTGCGCTGATATCATCAAGCATATCCCGCTTAAGCTCAGCCCAATCCGCAGCAACACCTTCGCGGTAAATCTTCCGCTCATCACGCCCGTTGTGCACGAGGGTTTTGATTGTGTCATGGATCGCCCGGAATTCGCTGGTTGTAAGTTCAGCATAATCCTTGCGCCAGTTAGTGTCATAAAGCTGATCCCAAGCATCAATCGCCCGCAGGTCTTGTTGCTTGTGTTCGATGAAATCTTTCAGCCCACCGTAACCATGACGATTAAGCGCTTCTTGCAAATCCTGCACCGACCGACGCACAGGCTTACCAATCTGCTGCATGATCTGATGCGCATAATCGGTATACTCCGGCTCCATGCTGGGGACTTCGCGCTTGGACAGGGTCTTGAAAGTCTTATCCGCCGAAGCCTGTTCCTTCTGAATCTTCCGCGCTTCCGCAGCCAGCAACGCGGTTTGATACTTCCGCTGCATCAGCACCAGCGCCTCAGCATTCTTCCCGGCAATCAGCGCCCGTTCAGTATCGCGGCCGACCTTACCCATAATGCCCAGCAACCGCTCGACATTAATATCAGCCAGCTTCATATCCCCAAACATCCGCATGACTTCGGACTTGGCGACGTCTTTGTTAACAACCTTAACCCCGGCAGCCATAGCCGCGCCTTGCCATTCCTCAGAGAGAATCTGCAAGTTGGTTTCGCTCAGCGCCTGATCCATCGCATCAAGCATGATGTTTTGTTGAAGCTTCCCGTACTTCTCTTCCATCCGGCGATTGGTTTCTTCATCAATCAGCCGCTTGAGGTTCTCTTGTGCGGATCGGCCTTCCTTGCCTTTGTTAACCTCGGCCAATGCCTCGATCAGATGGTTACCGTCAGAATACCCGAACAGGTTCGCCATCACATCAACAGGGACACCATCTTTGGCGTAGTAATGTCTCGGGAGTGCAGCCTTCTGCTCCGGCGAAAGGTCCTCGCTACGAAGCTCATAACGATTCCGCTCCAGCTTCTTCCCACCAAGCTCGCCTGATCCGATCAGCAAATCTGCCTGAACATCCGGGCGCGCACGAACATCAGCCTCGGATTCCTTGCGGATTTCTCGGGCTGCTTCTTTCCATTCCTTGGATTGGATGGTCCGTTGTTCTTGCTCAGCACGTTTAACCGCGGCGGCGATATCTTCCTGATAGCGGTTCTGAATCAGGTCTTGGATTTTCTTGAAGGACTTCGCGTCAAGTCCAGCAGCTTCGGCTTTAAGCTGGTTCTCAACCTCACCTTTCGAAAACATATCCCCCGGCCGAACCTCACCCTGCCCACGCTGAGCAAGCTCGCCTGTGAATGCCTGTTCAAACAGCTCGTTAAACGTCGGCTCCCGCCCCAGAATCTCCGCAACCCGATCCTTGATCCGCTGCATCAAATCCCAGATTTTCTGGAATACCGTCGTGACCGGGTTATGCGGCTGCTGCTCTCGAGTCTTGGCCCAGTCTCTGAAAGCCTCCGCGATCGCCTCTTCATGAAGCCCAAGCTCATTCAGATGCTCATATCGCGCATCGATATCATATCGCTCGCGCCAGCCCTCGGTCTTGCTGGCGTTGATTAGTGCGTTCCATTCCTCAGGCTTAAAGAAACCTTCCCGGTATAGATGATGGATCGCCTCATGTCGGGCGATCCCGGGCGCATCAAAATCCCCAAGACTCACAAGTATTTTCGCGACTTCGCCCGGTGCCTTATGATACACACCACGAATGCCGTCAATACCTTCATAACGAATATCACTTGCCAAAACCGGTTCAGCAGTTTTGCCAGTGATCCGGTTAATCTCTTCCTGAACGGCTTGGCCAATGGCTTGCTCGTGCTTAGAGTAAAGCTCAGTGGGCTTTATGTCTGCGGTTACATCACCAAACTTAGTCGGTGCGGTGTCAAGGATATTCCGAAGGTCGTTGTATTCCTTCGACATTTCAAAGGCATCGCTGAGGGCGAGCTTGACTATCGGCTTCCGTTGATCCTTCGGCGCACCAGCTTCCTCACGTGCGCCAGAGATTCGATACCCGGTGACAGTTTCGTAATCCGGATAAAGCTCTTTCAACTGGCGCTTGATATCACGAACAAGGCTCGGGCCCATTGTGTTAGGCTGCAAGTCATGCGAAGCCACCGAAGCAATATAGAGTTGCTTCTTGAGCGGATCAGGGAAGATTGTGATATCACCAATTACCTTGCCGGTATGATCGACAAAGTTATATTCTTCCATCTGCTTGTATTTAGATTCAAGCTTCTCCAGCTTTAACGGCCGATCACCAATCGCAAACATCGGCTCAAGCGCAGCCGAAGTCCGGACCTGCGGAAGCGCCCCATCAACCGCCGGAGCCGCAACGTCCTTCAATGCCGCTTCGTTCTTGGTGATTCCACCCGGCCAAGCGCGGATATCGTCCTTCAAATCCTTGAAAAGCTGCGGGTCCATGTGCGTAAGCCAATCGGCCATCGAAACATGAACGTCCTCGCCAAACATTCTTGCGGCTTCAAGCTTTTCCTTAATCCCCGGAACCCAGCCCAGAAGTCCATCATCAGGCGTGGGAAGCTTATCACCGTAAAGCGCCGCAACCCGATCACCAGAAATACCCATCTGGCTGTCTTCGAACTCTATCTTACTATAGCTATGAAAAAGGTCTGGGTCACGTTCTTTTGTCGCAGAATCAAAACTACTGTTGAGCACCTTCTCCGCTTTATCAACCCACTCAGCATTAACATTTGCTTTAAGGCTATCTACCAGCGGATGCACCCCGCGAGGCACTTCCAAGCCCGCATCCAGATAAGGCTTTGCCGCCGCCAAGGCTTCATGATAGAACTCTCTTTGAGACGATCTGACAGCATTATCAAATTGCTTGGCGTGAACCATTTCTCCATAGGTGTGTGGCATATGCCCAGTCACACCCATAAAGTAATAATCCACCATACCGCCGATATCTCGGCCAGCGCGTTCGCCTTGCATCGGATCGGCAGTGATTGCCGTTACAGCAGTTTTAGCATACTCCCCGGCCGCACCAGCAATGCCTGCAAACGGTATAGACAACGTCCGCAGAGCAGCTTCGGGCAGATTATACAAAGCTGTAGAGTAAGGATTCTTCGCGGCAAATTCCGGGAAGTTCTTATTAAACCAATAGGGCTGCATGGCTTGTTCAGCCATAACCTCAGCACCTTTAATTGGTGCCCGGAAAACATCACTCAGGATATGTTTGGTGATTCCTGAAATAGAAGTCAGGTCTCCAACTTCCTTTGACAGATTATCAAGATTACCATAATCATCATTTGACACAACTGCAGCAAGAGGTTCGCCGCGAATATAAGCCGACAGCTTATCATTCCGACCCACAATCATTCGGGACAGATCAGCTTTGTGTTCCTGATCTGCACGATCTAGATCGTTATAAACCGCAAGCTGTGGTTGACCAGTGGCTTTGCTGAGTTGCCTCGCCCGAACCGCACGATCCGGCGAATCGTCAATCGACAACGCCGCCTGTCGGGCAGGGGCTTCGAAATAGTCATCAACAACGTTGTCATAGTCGCTCATTGTGACCTCGGAACCTGCGGGGTAGAGCTAGAGCTAGTTGGACCCATCTTGGCGTTACGGTCAGATTCTTTTTTCTTCTGATAACCATACAGATGGTTGTACATTCTCGCCGCGTAAATTTCTTGAATCTGCTTGTCGGATGGATTGTCAATCCCGCGTTCGGCAAGATTATTGATGATTGCTTCTTTATCACCTTTGGGTATATCCCCAATCGGCGTCTTAAAGACTTCCTGCCCACCCCAAAGAGTACCAAACAACTTAGTTTGGTTTATCTTCCGAACCAGCCCTGAGGTAATCTCGCGAAGTTCTTTGTCGGTCTTAACCGGATCATTACGTTCCAGCCGTTCTTGAAGAATCTGAAACATCGATCCGCGGATAAGATCATAGTCTTCTTTTGTCTTGGTTCGGGTGAATCCTGCCGATCGTAAGATATCTTCCGACACACTCATCGCATGGTTCAGCGCAGGATTCTTGTTCTGATCTTTCCAAAGCTTCGCCCGAAGCATGTTTAGCTGCTGACGTTGAGCCGCAGGCATTGCCATCGTGGCAAAGTCTGTATTCATCGCCTCGCGCTTTTCCTCTGGCGAAGCCATTGGATCAGTAAGCTTCCCCAGCCAGCTACGATATTGAAGCTGATTCTCTTGCGTGGCTTCATAATCGCCCTTGGCATTCTGCGCCATCAACCGGCGATAACGATTCTGCTGACTGGGCTTAAGCTGATCCCACGCCGCCTGAACCTTCGGGTCCTGCACGTCCTCGATCGACGTTACCAGCTTTCCATCCTTCGCCGGAACCAACGCATCCTCGATCGTCTGGCGAGCTTCATACTCAGCCTCGCGGGCCATAGACTTATCGCGTGAATGCCGGGTCAGCGCTTGCTGTTCCATTGCATCCTCAGCTTCGGCGTCATCGCCAAAGAGTTGCTTAGACCTAGCCCGTGCTGCTGTGCTGATTTCCGCCGCGCCAGAGTTCTTGGCAAGCCCAGCAAGGAACTTCTTCTGATACCCGGCAGCCGTGCTGATACCATCAGTTTTCTTCGGATCAGGCGTGTAGCTTCCGGTGAACCAGCGATTGGCCGCTGCCATCGCCGAGCCACCTTCGTCCTGATATTGCCCAAGCTTAAACCCAGCAAGTTTGTCCTGAGCTTTTGGATTGTTCAAAAACTCCTGCTCAGTCATCGCCGGCATCCCGGCTTCCTTAAGCCAGTCTTGCAGGTTCGACTGCATCACGCCATAACGACCCAGAGCCTGCTCTGTAATCATTTGGCCTTTGACTTTATGCGTGACCTTGGTGGGATGGATCATCCCGTAGTCTGCACCCTCATTCCCGGCGATGGCTTCGAGAATGTTCTCAACCGGGACCTTGCCTTGGCCTATGGACGGATTGTCCCCAGTGAACATCCGCGAAGCTTCTTGGCGCGAGGCCACGCTGAGCTTCTGGGTGCGGATGTAGCTCTGAGCCCGGCCGAGGTCGTCGCCAGTTATGTTCCCAGCCTTAACCGCAGCATCCAGAAGCTTCTGAGCCGATGGAACATCACTCTTCGCCAGACCTTGGATACGCCCCATGGTCATTTTAGAGTTCATCTGCTGGGTAGCATTCGCCACCGCTTGGCTATCCCAGCCATGCAGATCGCCAAGATGCTTTACGTCCTTGGCGTTTTGTTCTAGCGCGGCTTGATAGGATTCGTCGTCTTGCGGAGCCAACGCCGCTGCATTTGTTCGCGCATCAATCAGCGACTGGGTCGAACCAATCGCATAATTCTTTCCTTCCCTGCCCGAATGAGCCGCAGCAGAGAAAACCGACCGCGCCTGTATCGATCGGGATTGTTGAAGATAAACCTTCTGCGCATAAGGTGAGGAGAGTTTCTGGCCAATGGCTTCTCGCGTGGCGTTCAGGTCTTCGATGTAAGGCTTGTATCCGTCGACAGCATTCTTGCCGCTGAGGGTGGAGTACTGCGCATACTTCTCGCCCTGCGCCGTGGTGAACTCAGCAACCGCATTGGCGGCGTTCGCCTGTTCGTTAAGCTGCTGCATCGCAATGGCGCGAGAGTAAAGCTCGCTCCCAGCACCATCGACAGCCTTGCCAAGATGCCCAACAGCCCCAGCAACACCAGCCCCAAACGCGTCCATCGGGATGTTGGACGACATGCTCGGGGTTGCGTCAAAGCTCGGCTGTACCGTCGGCACACCTGTGTATGGGACATTGCTTGCCATTAGCGTCCATACTCCCATTCAGTCAGCGGATCAGGACCAAAGCTACCAGACGAAGTCCCGCCCTTACCCCACATACCCAATTGCTGGCCCTGCATCCATTTGCTGGAAACCGAACCGACTGTGCCGATGAACGACGAAACTGCCCTAAGGACACCTTCGGTTCGAGCATTGCTGGCGGCTTTGGAATAACCCTTGGCTTGGTTTTCGTAGTTCGTGGCTTGGACCGAAAAGTCATACGCAGTCTTCGCAGCCTTCTCTCGGATGGTATTAAGGTCCATTTGCGAAACAAGATGCTGGCTGGTCTGAACTTCTTTGGCCGATCCGGTATTTACATCGACGCCGGACGCAGCCTGCCCGGCTTTGATCTGCCCGGCTTGTGCAGCCCCGGCGATACCTTGCTTTTCAGCCTGCTGCTCGCCAACATCCAGCGCGTATTTTTGGTTTTGCTTAGCAATCGCAGCATTCTGCCAAGCCATTGAGGATTGATATTTATACGCATCAGCCTTTGCGCCACCACCCATGAGCGAGCTAAAGACTCCGAGTGCGCCCGAGGCACCACTAGAAGCAAGGCCGATTGTACCTAGGGTGACTGGATCAGCCATCAGGCGCTCCGAATTTCAAAGACAGTTCCGTGGATTTCAGCGCCAAGGGACTTAAGCCATCGAGCTGAGTCTGGCGAGAAGCAATGGCCGATCAGCTTCGGGTAAACCCCGAGCATCCGCGGGATAACCTGTCGGGCATGTCGGCCGATCATTATGGGATGTGCCTTGGCTTCTGGCATTGTCTGCATCCACATATAAGCTTCATCCGAGAGAAAACTCCGCGGGATAAAACCGATGATACACAGCAACTGACCGTTATAGAAACCCGCAAGCATCTGACTGGATATGTTACCAGCATACAACACTTCCGGTTGTAAAGTCAATCCCGCGAGGTCTTCTTTGTCGATCTGGTAGATTTCCCCGTTCATCGGCTGCCCTCGAGTTCAAGCGTGGTAAAGAGGCCGAGGACAGTCGCGGGAATTGGGTCGTTCTGCTGGATACAAATTTGGCCGGGGATGGTATAGGTCGGGTCCATGGTGATACGAGCATCGCCAGTGACAAGGCCTGTTATGATCTGGTTGTCTTGGCCGGTGAGCATCGAGGACACATTACCGACCACAAGGTCTTTGATCTGGACCAGTCGGTTGAAGCTAGACCCGGCCCAGAGATTAAGTGCGTCCTTCACGCGAACGTCCACAAACACAACTCGCTTGAGCTTGCCTTGAATCGCACCGTCGCCAGTGTCGATCGCGAGGGTCTGGAGTTTGCAGGTATAGCCAAGGCCAATGGTGACCTTAGAAGCCGGCGTCGCAAGGCTAAACTCACCATTCGCAGGCATCACAAACGAAGGGATAACAAGCCCATCGGCAAGGCCAGTCACGGTCAGCCCGGCAAGGTGTTCGCCGCCGGAGAAGTTGGTCGCAGGCGATCCTTCATACCCAAGCCCAGCATCCACACACCAAGCATCCGCAACGCCAGCCGGGAAGGCTCGCTCAGCGAATCGCTCGATGTATTGGACAGCGTTTCCGCCGACGGTCCGTTCCACAACGGTATAGACCGCATCGACAGTCCCAGCGTGGTCGGTGGGTTCGGTGACCGACGCAACAGACTTAAACAATCCATTGGTGGTATAATGGGACCAACCAACAAATTCCTGTTCTTTAAGGAAGGTCAGGGTCAACATGGTACCATCGTTGCGGATCGCGTTTACGTTATAGAACGGCTGTTCGGCCCAGCACCATTCATCGATGGTATAGCTGTAGAACAGATGGCTGGCGAGGGTGGAGATATCTGTGCCAGTGAAGGTATTGAAGTAAATGTTAAATGCCAGATCACGAATAGCTGATCCCTTGCTCTGGACATATAGAATATCATAGTTCGCCACGATCGGCGGAACATCGCTGGCCCCGACAAAGCTCTGCGGATTGGCATTCAGCGACGACGGGG